CTCCTTGGGCTAGGAAAGATTCTATTGATTATCTTGACGTAGTTAAAGAGTATTATGGTTATAATGATGATAAGGCTCTCCAAGCACTCAGGATTCTCACCAAGGATCAACTAGATAACATTTCATATCTATTGAGAAAAGGTGGTAATAACAATGGCAGAAAGTGAAATTCAGTGGAAACAATCTGACATGGTTGAGGTTACACTGGGTGAACCAGATGATTTCCTGAAGGTGAGAGAGACACTAACAAGAATTGGTGTAGCTTCTAGGAAAGAGAAGAAGATATACCAGTCATGTCATATTTTACATAAGCAAGGTAAGTATTACATAGTTCATTTTAAAGAACTGTTCGCACTTGATGGTAAGAAGACTAATTTTTCAGATAACGATCTCCAAAGAAGGAATAGAATAGCAAAACTTTTATCTGACTGGGGATTGATTTCGGTGGTAGATGAAGATAAGATTTCTAATCTAGCACCATTAAATCAAATCAAAGTGTTAAGTTTTAAAGATAAAAGTGACTGGACGCTAGAATCCAAGTATAATATTGGTAGGAAAAAGCAAGAAGATTGATGGAGAATCACCCTACTAGGGTTAAGTATGATAATCCAAACATGTATAGATGGACGAGTTGGGATGCTAACACACCCTTCGCTCCATCTTTTGATGTGCCAGTTTATATTGATGATTGTGGTGAGGGAATCACAAGAGACTTAGTTCAAATGTGTGAACAATATAAGTTCTCTAGAGAAAATTGGATGAAGTATAACATATTCTCCCATACTGATTTTGTAGTAGGTCTTCTTTCAGATAGGATCTATCAAATCTATACAGATTATATGATAGAATTAGATCTAGAACCACTACCAAAAAATAAGATATGGATACGTGGGTGGGGTACTACTCTTGATGATGGTAAAGGTATTGAACATCATTCACATGCGTTTCATGAGAATACTTATCTGAGTGGTAACATTTCTCTATCTGATTTACCAACTACTACTGATTATTTCTTTCCATACTTAGGATGGTACTTTAATTATTGGAAGGTAAAGAATGAATTAGGTAAGATGACATTATTTCCTTCTTGGTTAGAACATAAGGTAGATCCTAACACTACAGGACAGGTACGGTTCTCACTAGCATTTGATATGTTTACCGAACACACCTTAGAGTACGTTCGTAATAACCGTAATGATAATTCGGTACTCCAGAAAGCAATTAGGTTGTCAAAACGAATGGATCATGTATAATTAGTAGTGTGATGCCTTCGGGGTCACAATACACACAGTCGCTTACGAGGACAAACCAATGGTAACATTTGATTGGGATACCTATACCCCTTACATGCTAGGATTTGAAAATGACATCAAAAGACTCACCAGACTTGAAGCTCTTGCTGGAGGTGGAACAAGTTATCCACCTTACAACATTATTTCTGGACCAGATAACACAACCACTCTGGAGGTCGCTCTTGCTGGATTTTCAAGAAGAGATATTGAAGTCTCAACAGAACAAGGACTTCTAACAGTATCAGCATACCCAGAAGCAGAAGAAGAAAGAAACTATGCTCACAAAGGAATCGCTTCTAGATCCTTTGCAAAGACTTGGCAACTGGGAGATGATATTGAAGTTAAGAAAGTAGATTACAAAGATGGTCTACTAACGGTACTACTAGAAAAGTTTGTACCAGAGGAGAAGCAGAAGAAGATCTGGTTCTCAGAAAAAAAGGGAACTTTAAAAGGTTCTAAATAAAATATCTGAGGGGTGCTTGACACCCCTCTTTTAATCTGCTATACTAAATTCAAACTACGTTGTAATATGTCTGAAACACCAACTGCTGCTCCAGAAGTAGCACCAAATGAAATAGATCATAATGTTCGTATTATAACTCTCATTACTGGTGAGACTGTAATTGCTAACTTTGGTCAAGTAAGAGAAGAAGATAAGTTTGTTGCTTATCAATTGCTATATCCTTTAGCATTGAATCTCCAAGCAGGAGAAGCAGATGCTGATGGTAATGAACAGTTTAACGTAACCTATCGTAGGTGGAATCCTTTTACTCCATACGAAGATCATAGAATTAATCCAGCGTCAGTGGTTTCTGCAATGCCACCTGCTGTAGATATTCTTAAGAACTATGTTGGAAAACTAAAAGAAGCGAATGTTAATCTTGCATTCCTACCTAATAATGGAAATGATATTCTAGGAATTACTGATGGAGAACCAAAAGAACCTACAGGTGCTGCTACTGAAGGACCAGTGGCTGCTGGCACAAGTACAGGAAATTGAAGGAGTAGAGTTTGGAGATCCTGACTGTATCCTTATAGAACCATTAGCAATAGATGGTACTGATCTTAAAGATTGGCTACCATTTGCTGATGTAAAGGAGACAGTCATACGATCTTCTGATATACTTACATTCATAGAGCCTGGTAAGGAACTCCTTTCCAAGTACTATGCATTTAAACCAATTGAGCCTGAAGTGCTTACCGAATGAAGTTCTATACCAATGTTGAACAAGTAGCGAACCGTCTTCTAGTACGTGGGTACGAAGGCGGTTCTTCTTTCTCTTATAGGGTTCCATTTAACCCTACACTTTATGTTGCAAGTAAGAATTATTCTGAGTGGAAGACTCTTGAAGGAGATTGTGTTGAACCATTGAAGATGGGTTCTATCAATGATGCAAAGGAGTTTGTTAATAGGTATAAAGAAGTAGAAGACTTTGATATCTATGGTAACACTCGTTACATATATCAATATATTACTCAGGAACATCCAGAGGATGAGATTCACTATGATACCTCACATATTCGTGTATTTAATATAGATATTGAGACTGCTGCTGAGAATGGATTTCCTGATATAGAATCAGCAGATCAAGAGATACTAGCGATCAGTATTAAAGACTCTTATACTGGTCGCATCATTGTCTTTGGTGCTAGACCATTTGATAATAAAGATTCTGAAGTAGACTATATGCACTTCAGATCTGAAGAGTCTATGATGACTGCATTCTTGGAGTATTGGAGTGAAAATTATCCTGATGTTATTACGGGTTGGAACGTACAGCTTTTTGATATTCCCTATATCGCTAGGCGTATTGATCGGATACTCGGTGAAAAGGCTGCTAAGACCCTTAGCCCGTGGAAGCTTATATCTTCTAGAGAAATTTATATCAAAGGACGCAGACAAGTCGCCTACGATTTACGAGGAATTGCTACGCTGGATTATCTTGAACTATACAGGAAATTCACTTATACAAACCAAGAAAGCTATAGACTTGATCACATCTGTATGGTTGAACTTGGAGAAAGAAAGTTAGATCACTCTGAGTTTGATACATTCAAGGAGTTCTATGAGAATGACTGGCAGAAATTTATTGAGTACAACATCCATGACGTTAGGTTGGTAGATCAACTTGATGACAAGATGAAACTACTTGACTTAGCATTTACAATGGCGTATGATGCTAAGGTAAACTATGAAGATGTTTTCTCTCAGGTTAGGATGTGGGACAACTACATTTACTGTGAGTTAAACAAACGTAAGATTGCTATTCCTCCTAAGAGGGAGGCAACCAAGGACGCAAAGTACGCAGGAGCTTATGTTAAGGAACCGAAACCAGGACGCTATGATTGGGTGGTCAATTTTGATCTCAATAGTCTTTATCCTCACCTTATTATGCAATATAACATCTCCCCAGAGACCCTCTGGCAGACTAGACACAGTGATGCCAGCGTTGAAGGGATCTTAAAGAAAGAGACTGAGATAGATGGTGAGTTTGCTGTGTGTGCTAATGGAGCACAGTACAGGAAGGATATACAGGGGTTCTTGCCCTTGATGATGCAGAAGATGTATGACTCTAGGGTCATCTTCAAGAAGAAAATGATTAAAGCGAAGCAAGAATATGAGAAGAATCCATCGGTTGAACTTACGAAGGAGATTGCCAGATGTAACAACATACAAATGGCGAAAAAGATATCTCTTAACAGTGCTTATGGTGCTATCGGCAATGAGCATTTCAGGTATTATAGGTTAGCAAACGCTGAGGCCATTACGTTATCAGGTCAAGTCTCAATTAGATGGATTGAGAACAAGATGAATGGTTATCTAAATAAACTACTCTCTACAGAGAAGGTAGATTATGTCATTGCATCTGACACTGACTCAATATATCTTAATCTTGGACCTGTTGTTGATAAATTTTTTGGTAGTAAGTCTGGTGATAAGAATAAGATTGTGGAGCTACTTGATAAAGTCTGTGAGGATAGGTTGGAACCGTTCATTGAAGCGTCCTATCAAGAGCTTGCAACGTATGTGGCAGCGTATGATCAAAAGATGATTATGAAGCGAGAGAACATCGCTGACCGTGGTATCTGGACTGCCAAGAAGAGATACATACTTAACGTATGGGACTCAGAGGGAGTTAGATACAAAGAACCCAAGATGAAAATCATGGGACTTGAGACCGCTAGGTCATCTACACCACAGTATTTTAGGGATAAATTATATGCAGCTTTTAAGATCATTATCGGCAAAACAAATGATGAACTTATCTCTTTTATCAATGCGGTCAGAGCAGAGACAAGAGAGCAAGGACAAGAAGCAGTTGCATTCCCCAGAGGGGTCAACAACCTTGAAAAATACAAGCACAGAACTGACATCTATAGTAAAGGGACACCGATCCATGTCAGAGGAGCACTCCTCTACAATAACTTCGTCAGAAAAAACAAATTAGAACATAAGTATCAGATGATACAAGAGGGAGAAAAGATAAAGTTTATCTATCTTAAGACACCAAATCCATTGCATGAGAATTGCATTTCATTCTTCAGCACCATCCCACCAGAAATGAACCTTGACAAGTATGTTGACTTTCAGCTACAGTTTGAGAAGAGTTTCTTGGAACCGTTGAAAAATGTGCTAAACTGTGTAGGATGGACACACGAAAAGAAAGTAACACTAGGGAGGTTTTTTGAATGAGCAAGACAGTCTGGACGGTCACGTACCAAGATGCACAGGTGGAAGCACTTGATGCAGAACAGATAAGAGTCTTTGAAGATCATGAAGCTGCAAGGTTTTATGCTCTTGAATTAGCAAAGACATACGATTATATTAACATGTACGAAAGTGAGGTAACTGATGGGTTTTCTAGATAGTGTAGTAAAAGAAAGTGGTAATGAGTTCGCAAGCATCGTCAGTGACGGAGTGGCTGCTGGAGATACATCCAGTTTTGTTGATACAGGTAGCTATATTTTTAATGCTGTCGTTAGTGGTTCTCTTTTCGGTGGTATTCCCTCTAACAAAGTCACAGCACTCGCAGGAGAGTCCTCAACAGGAAAGACTTTCTTTGCCCTTAGTGTTGTACGTAACTTTCTTACTAACAATAGCAACGGTGGGGTTATTTATTTTGAATCTGAGTCTGCTCTCAGCAAAGACATCATTGAATCAAGAGGAATTGATTCTAAGCGTATGGTCATCTTCCCTGTTGCTACGATAGAAGAGTTTAGAACTCAGGCAACTAGGATCGTTGACAAGTATTTAAAAGAACCAAAAGATCAGCGTCAACCATTGATGTTTGTTCTTGATTCTCTTGGTATGTTATCAACATCAAAGGAGATGGAAGACATCTCTAATGATAAACAGGTCAGAGATATGACCAAATCACAGTTAATTAAGGGTGCGTTTAGAGTGCTGACCTTGAAACTAGGACAGGCAGGTATTCCTATGCTTGTCACGAATCACACATATGATGTGATAGGATCCTATGTGCCAATGAAAGAAATGGGTGGTGGTGCTGGACTAAAGTATGCAGCATCTACTATAATATATTTGTCCAAATCAAAAGAGAAGGACGGTACTGACGTGGTGGGTAACATCATTAAGTGCGAAGCAAAAAAATCACGATTTACTCAGGAGGGTTCTAAAGTTGCTACCAGATTATTCTTTGACGAACGTGGACTTGACCGCTATTATGGACTCATTGAATTGGGTGAGAAGTACAACGTCTTTAAGAGGGTGGGAAACCGTATCTCCATTGGTGGTAGTAATGTTTATCCTAAGTCTATACTCAGTGATCCTGAGAAATACTTCACAGACGAAGTAATGGCACAACTAGAAGAAGCAGCAAGGACAGAATATAGTTATGGGTGAGAGAATTGAAGAAACAATTCTTAGGAATTTAGTATATGATGAGGAGTTCTATCGTAAGGTAGTACCTTTCATCAAGCCAGATTATTTTATTGAACTTCAAGAGAGAGTTATCTTTGAAGAGATTCAAGATTTCTCTACCAAATATGATAAAGTTCCTACTAAGGAAGTTCTTAACATTAATCTACAAAATCGTAGTGATCTGACTGACGAAACCTTTCAGCAATCTCTCACATTAATCAAAGATTATAGTGATGAGTGGGTTGATAAGGAATGGTTATGTGATGCCACAGAGAAATGGTGTCAAGATCGTGCTATATATCTTGCGTTAATGCAATCTATCAAGATTGCTGATGGTGGAGACAGCAAGCTAGACAAGGGTGCTATACCTAGTATCCTTCAGGAAGCTTTAGCTGTCTCTTTTGATGAACACATTGGACATGACTACATTGAACAGTCTAAAGACAGATATGATTTCTACCACAAGACCGAAGAGAAAATCCCCTTTGATCTTGAAAAGTTTAATCATATTACAAAAGGTGGTATCCCTAACAAAACTCTTAATATCGCACTTGCTGGTACAGGTGTCGGCAAATCTTTATTCATGTGCCACATGGCTAGCTCCGTCTTGTTGCAAGGACGGAACGTATTATACATTACATGTGAAATGGCAGAGGAGAAAATTGCTGAACGAATTGATG